ACCGTATCTAAATCCACACTAGGAACATATGATGCAACAAAGAAACTGACCATTCCATCCACTAGTGGTCTTTCTCTGAACTTCCACTTCTTCGACCATAGCGCAGATGATGGTTCAGGAACCAATACAGATGTTGCTTACAACGGAAGACCCATCAAAGGCTCAAATAGTGTTTTTGACCAAGATGGAGTGGCTAGTGGCTACACAGCAGATGTAGATATCGCTGTCATAAGTAGTACGAATACATCAGCAGGTTTTACCGCTGCATTGAATGCTGCTATAAATTTCAACAATAACTCAAGTTTGCACTCAGGAAATTTCGATATAGACTCTACTATAGATGGTAGTAATACAAGCAAGGTCAATTTACAGGCTGATACTGTTGGAACTGTGTATAATCAAAGCATAGTAAAGGGTAGCGCACATACAATGACTGTATCAGGATTCTCAGGTGGTCTGAATGCTACGAATGGTAGTAGTATCAATGAGTTCATCACTATATCTTTGGGTAACTCAGATGGTAGTAGTCTAGTAACCAAGAAGTTCAAGTTCTTCCCCTCCTCACAAATCTTGAGTGGCTCTACTGTTAATCACTCCACAGGGGATGTCACCACTAGTGCTGCCAATGGACAGACTGCTAACGGAACAGATGTGGTGAAGGTTGTTGTTGGGGGGAATGCCACAGCATCTGCAAACGCACTAGCAACTGCAATCAACCATAACAACGGGTTCGGCTCAGGAACAGCATCACACAATGGGAGTGGAGTTGTAACTATTACTTCACCAAATACTCATGCGTCCAATAATCAAACAAACCAAGCACTAGCAATAGAGTCTGAATACACATCTGATAACATTGTCTCCTTCAGTGCGAACCCCTTTGACAACTTTGTAGCGGGAAGCACCCCTACCGCCTTCATCAGCATCACAGATAGTTCTAACACCACTAAAAGATACAAACCAAGCAAAGGAGATAATGGAGAGAGCAATGGCTCTACTAGCACCGAGAATGGAGGAGTGACGTTCTTCATCAATGATGCTAGTAGCACTAGCAATACCGCTGACAACCTAAGAGCAGTAATTGCCGGTTCTAGTGGACACAATGGAACAATAAATGTCTCTAGAGATTCAAGCACAGTAACAATGGTGGCCGCTTCAGCAGGTCAACAAAACATCACTTCTACTGGAATAAGTTCGGGCCTTACATTAGGTAGTTTTAGCACCAATGTACGTTCAATAACTGTTGGCTCAGGACAAGCAGATGAGATAAGCACAGGAGCAGAGATTTTTGACAGTGCTGGAACTTTGATAGGCACAGTTTCATCTGTGACAGGAGACACTATGACACTAGCAGCAGACCCTGCTACCACTGTTACTTCCACGATATACACCTCTCAGAGTAAAGAGGCATTGTACATCGAGCAGGTGACAAAGGTGAGTTGCTCCTTTGAGAAAAATACTGTGACGCTAATGGTCAATAACGTTCCTGTAACAAGAGCGAAGGTAAACATAGGCACGTTTGGATTTCACGCATCTGATTGTCTAATAGGCAAGGACGGGTCAAACACCAATACTCAGTTCATGGGTGAGTTGTATGAGATATCTATGCACAGGGGAGCAACACCATCTGCATCCATAACTACACTCACACCTAATGTGAGTGAGACTTTCTTCCATTACGAGTTTGGTGATTAGAATGGCAAAGACAAATGGAGTATTCACATATCCTGTATCATCAGGAGTTGACGACTCAGCCGTTGTTTCTGCCTATGGTAGCATTGGAACTGAGTTTAGTAATTCTAGAGCCTTCAAGGATGTCTCCGTCAATCCAGTATTGAAGACTACTCACATTACATCCGAGACTGTGACATCGAGTGAAACGACAGTTGCATCTGCTATATTTACTGAAATCAGAAAGGGACCACATGCCACCAGCATTTCTAACGACGCTGCTGATAAGATAGGAAACAGAATACTTCCAACCACAACGTCATTGTCTGACCACGGAACCAATAAGGAAATAACTCCCTCTTTCAAAATCAAGGTATATGACTCAAACACCAGTGCTGGTAACACAAACAGGAAGTTTGTATATTCTACAACTGATGACCCTGCTACGGATACTCTAGGGATAGACATAGAAAATTATGATTACTTCATTCTATTGAATCCTGATATAGTAGATTCATCTACTCAAACCAATACTCAAAGACCTCACTTTGCCAAGATAACTGCAATAACATCATTCGATGAGTTTGGTGATGGGTTGGAGTTCTCTCCGAAGTATACAGGTCCAATACCAAAAGACACTAACTTTGAGGTATTCAAGGGGCCAGCAAAGACAGATACTGATGTGATGGCCGTCAGTTACGGTCTGAGAGGCGATGCTAGTTCCTCCACAGATAACTATGACGTTCTGAATATCGTGGTAACACCTAATTTCTACTTCTACAATGAGAGATTGGAACAGGACGACCAGTTGGATTACATGGAGAAGTATACGCTAACTAGACTTCGATGGTACAATACTCTAACCAATGTTGCAATTACAGAAGTCGATACCCATACTCAGTATCAGGAGGGCAGTAGTTCCGTTCTATTCACCACAACAGGTAGTTCAGAAACTGACAAACTATGTCAGGGTATGTCGATATTCAATAGTAGCAACGTGTATCTAGGTAACATAAAGAGTATTAGTAGCAATGACTTCCAACTGGACTTTGCTCGTATCGCAATCACAGGAACCAGCACTAATTTCAATGTGCAAATAGGCAAGGGAATATCCAACAATGTATTCAGGACAGAGGCAAAGGAAAAAGGACTTATTGAGAATAGAATAGGTGACAGACTAGATGCAGTCCTAATAGATTCTTTGAGAGCAACAGACGATGCAGACACATCTAACTTCAATCCCATTTTTTGGCATAAGGCATTTCCAAATGCGAAGAGACATGAGACTGATGCCACAACTGCTACAACAGGACAGTTCGATGGTAACTTCAATGGCCCATCTAGATACGCATCCAGTGACTCTAGACCATTGAGGAATGATATTGTTCCTATGAGCATGGATATCGTGGTCAATAGTCCTAGAAATAAAATGAGTAAGATATGTAACTTATCCTCCCTAAACAACTCAGGTTCTTTGCCGTTGAAGATTCGTGAGGGACAGCGATTGAAGGTAATGAAAACCCTCTTCAATGATAGAAAGACGTTCAAGACTCTCCCATTCAAGGCAACTGGTAGTTCCTCTGCAAGCACAATAACATTCAATGAAATGGACTCAGGACATGACTACAAACTATCAGGAAAGATTTCAACAAATACAATACTCAGAATCGATAAATACTACTATGTTGTTAACACTGTAAACGATAAAAGTGGTAATGCTCAGTCATTCACTGTAAAGGCCCGTAAGACATTAGATGCGACAACTTTCACCGTTGCAACTACTGTTCACGACTTTAGCAATGAAGTGGTAGAGATAGCACCTTGGACAGGGGTTCTGAACACAGAGAGAGTTGGTGTTGACACTCAAGTTCACTACGCTGATGGAAACAGACTATCCATCTCAGGTGCGACAATCAATAAGGAAGATGCTAGATTGTATGGTGCAAAGGTATCTTTTGACTCCGTATCAACTCATCAAAATAACATTGACTACGCTGATAGAACGATGGAGTATCTAGTATTCCAAGACTCAAGCAGAAAATTCTATCAGAACACCAATGCCAAAGACAGATTCTATTACTACACGGGTGGCTATGGAATAGAAGAGGAAGTGTTCAATGGTAATGTAGAGCAGATAGACCTAGTTGCCGGTAATGAAATTCCAAGAATGAGAATAGAGGGAAGAGATGATTCTGCCTCTCTGTTAAATAGAGCAGTCGATAGGAACCTAACCTTCTCTGAAGATATAGTTCATAGCAGTCTGAATCCGGTTCTACCCTTTAGCAATGAAGAGACGTTAACCAGCGTTAGTGTTTCTGGAAGAGTAATAACTCATGATGCGAGTGATGGTTATACGGCTACTCAGTATACTCTCCTCTTCACTAGAGACGACAGTACAGAGTCAAACAATATGAAATTCATCGGTGAAGTAGCGTCTGCTACATCTACTGCAATAACACTATCACACGAACCTTTGGTATCTTTATCATCAACACAGAACATACACTACTATGACCCATTTGTAGAGTCAACGTACTTGTCGGGAACCAAGGCAATCGGCAGTAACCCAAGTCTAACTAATACGTCTACTGACTTCTCTGCTGTAAGTGATAAAGGAGTAATATTCCAAGACTCGTTTTCATTTGATAGAAGTCTAACAACTAGTAGATTAGAAGGCACATCAAACTCAGGTTCATTTTTGGAGAACAGAACACTAGGGTTTGATATTGCTAATCCAATCAGCATCAATGCACTAGACAGCGGTGTAACAACTCAAGACTCTACCTTTGCATTGCAGTTGTCCAATGAAACAGGAGTGTCAACAACTAAAATCAGTAAAATGACATTCTCCTCTGAGTTGTTTGAAGTAGTGGAAACGATTTCTAAGGATGATGGTGGTTTTAGAATATCAATAGCACCAATATGTCCGTTGGTTATGGCTAGACTAGAGAGCAACAGTGCCGATACTAGAAGTGGATATTCATTCTACATGGTCAATAATAATGTGAATACTGGTGGTTTTCTTCATAGAATAGACTCTCAAATAGGGGAGACTGGAAACTTTGCAGGAACATTCTACGCTCCTAGAGAGACATACAGGTATTGGGACACACATCGGCTGACAGCAGGAACAATAACCAAGTCCGATGCTGGAATATATGAAAATGCAAGTAAGCCACAAGCGATATCAGGATATTCAATAGCCTATCCAATAAAGGCAAATGGCATTGCACCTGCTTCACCCACTTTGTCTCCTTCTACTACTCCTGTTTTGGGAAGCAACATGAACGATTCAAACTACACTTTGAGAAATGCAACTGGTAGTTCATTCGTTGACAATGGTGGTGTGACTAATGTAGTACCGCCAACCCATACGATAATCTCCACAGGAGTAATCAACACAAGGAAATCAGATATCGATAAAATACTGAATCATGCTCCTAAAGCACAGAACTATGAGATATTCGCAACAGGAGATTTGTTTCCGTATTCAAAACTCAGATACAACAATATTGGTAGTCAGCAGTTGAACTTTAGTGACTTAGCATGTTTACTAGAGGGTGATGGCGTTAATTCAACCACCTCGGTTTCGCACTCCTCTTACAGCGGAAAAAGCAAAATGCTTGAGAAGAGAGATATTGATTATGAAAGGGCATCAATAAAATCTGCAACCAAGTCAACCGATGAAATAAAGAGATTCGGTATTGCTAGATTAGTTGAAGCAACATTTGACTGGCACTTTAATCCAATAGACCCTGACTCTTTACCCTCTCCTGATGATGCACTACTAGATATTGAAAGATATCAAATGTATGCAACTAGAGAGGGTACACCCTCTACCTTAGCGGCTGTAAAGGATGGCAGTGGAAATAACACATTGACTTTCACAGGTGGCGGTACACTAACACTAGCAGAAGGAGATGCTATCTTCAGAGCGGATACAGGTGAATTAGTCTTCATTGTAGCAAGCGCAATTAGTAGCATGAGCAGTGGTGATAATCAACCTGCTAACAAATTAGCCAATGTTACAGGAGACGATACTGCTCTAAACACTCCTGCATATATAATCAGACAATACTCATTGTTGTCATTTGAGATATTCAAGTTTGAAGATGAAGGATTTCAAAGTCCAATAACCGATGGTGTTCCTGCATCACAAACCGGAGTGGATTTCACAAGTGTCTACTTAGCGAGACCAAACTACCACTCAGAGAGTGGCATATTCAAGTATGCTAAACTTAGCAATGGGGGAGATGCCTTCTTGCCTCCTAGTGTCTTCATACCATTCGTGTTCAAATCATCAACACACAGTACGAATCCCAATGTCTCAGATTTGAGTCCGTACCACCCGGAATACACATGGCATGGTGATACTGCACTAAACTCAGGAAGTGATGTATTTGTGAACAGTTCAAGGGTGATTGCTGGACTAGTTCACGAACTTGGGGTTACAGGAGGCAACTCAATCAACAGAAGCGAATCATATGGATTGGAACCAAATGCTCACCCATATGAAAACTGCATTGCCGTTTTTAGAAACATAAGGAAAATCAGCAAGGATGGACCCTCTGTTCCAACTGATATGTTTCAAACAAGTGCGATACTAGGAAGCAGACAGCAGGTAAGCAGTCACAGTGCTTATGCTACTGCTTTTGATGGAGGTACTAATGACAGTTCAACTGACCTTGACCAGCATACTGTGAATACTATGATATTTCAGAATAATCCAAACACATATGCAATAGCAGGAACACACACTAGGTCTGGTCGTGTTGACAACACTCTGAACAGTGGTGAATCAGGATTCACTGATGATGGACCAAAATACTTCTTAGGGTCGAAGGAGGGAGATACATTAACAACTACAACTCATGACTTACATGATGATACTGATTTTACCTCTAGTGATAATGGTGGATTATACAGAGCGCAGATGATGATAAAGCCTGTAATTGACATATCTGATACAAATAACGTAACGCTTAGTCAAACTAACTCTGCAAGAGACACACTAACAATCGATATAAGTGACTCAGACTCACAGCACACTTGGCTCTCTTTCGTTCCTAATTTAACAGGATACTACCTAGTTTCTGAAAAGGGGTTGGAGAGTAACAGCGACTTGAGCCTTGGGGGTTTCAGTGGTTCTAGTTTCTTTGACCAGCAAAAGGGAGAGTTGTTCAAGTCGGGTAGGGGAGGGAACATTGGTTTCATGGCTAAGATTTTGAGTCACACAACAACTCAGACTACGGTAAACAGCACCTCATTCACTCATGTCTTAAAACTAGATAGAGGGATAGAAGCCTCTAACACTGCCTCTTTCCTTTCAAGTGACAATCAAAATGCAAGAAGACCAAGATTTAGATTAATGAGATTAGCAGAGACAACATTTAGGGATACACCGAAGGAGATAATACTGAACAAACTACATGCAACTGGTCTTGACTACAGTGAGACCGCATCTAGATTTGATACTGGAAGTCCTTCAGGAAACTCAAACTCACATCTAGATGAGGGAGTTTTCAGTGCTTACGTTCTAATGAATCTAGATAAAGCACCTGAATCCACAAGTATTGTATCCATTGTCCCTGAAACACCCTCTAACTCTGCATACAACATCCCATTCACAAGCGGTGATGTATTCGACTGCTTCATCACAGATGGCACAAACAAGCAGAGAAAGCAAGTCACATTTACGGACACCGCCACTTCGCTTACAGATGCTATTAGACAGCGAGAGGTAAAACTAACCTTTGATGGCACATTGACAGGAAACGGAGTTGTGTCATTTAGTGAAGTTATAGACTTAGAACTATCGAAGAAGCCAAACCTCGACAACATAACTAGATGTCACATAGGGACTAGCATGACCATAGGAGATGAGGTTGAAGTAGAGATGCAGAGGATAGCAAAAGAGGCTGGACTGACCACTGACATCATACAGACCCAATCGGAGTTCACTGGTAATATAGTCAACTCAGTTGCAGATAACGTGATAACTTGCAAACAGGCAATACAGAACATATCAGTTGGCGACTTCATCTATACCCATGAAGGGTATCCTGTTGGTGTTGTCGGCTCCATATCAGGCTCTACTCTAACAATTACAGATGTACATACAGACGCTGATGTTGACTTATGGTTCGTGCCTTCACAAAATGACGAGTTAATCAAGAGAGATAAGAAGACATTTGTTGCAACAAACAACTTCACACAAACACCAGCATTCAACGCAATGAACCTACTAGCGTCGAAAAAGAATCTCGATTTTAATATCAAGGGTAAAAAAGTGGCATTTCGGAATGTGAATGATACTTCTCTTCTGAGAAAACAGACAATTTCACATAGAACTAATAGAATCATAAAGGTAGAAAGTAATGCATCGCTATTTGGTAGAGCAGTAAAAGTCACAGTAATTGGAGATAGAATACGAGCCTCCGTTGCAAAAGACGATAATGGAACTGAGGTTACATTCATTGATGCTACAATCAGAAACATATCTGACGCCAAGATAAAGGCAACAGAGTTGTTGGAGATACATAGTTCCAATGCTCGTAAAATCAAACTCACACTTGATAAAAGCGGGTTAGAAATGCTTGAAGCAGGAGACATAGTATCGTTAGACTTCCCACAATCAGGAATACCAGCAGACGACTATGTAATATTTGAGATAGAAAACGTATTGACAGGCACTATAACCATGACAGTCAACACGTTTGACAAGACTATAGCAGAGAGATTGTCTGAATTAGACACACAACAATCATCCTCAAGTTCCACTCTTTTCAATAGAAACACGGAAAGAGTAACTAGTGGAAATCTGCTGACAGATGGAATATCTGTAAAAACCGTCTTAGTCGCTTACACTATAACAGGTACAGGGCAGACATCGAACACAGGCTTTGACGACTTAGTAGGATTTACAGAAACAGTAGGGTTTGAAACAGGAACAATAGTATTAGACGAATTTAGTAGTGAGGATTGAAGATGACAGTAGTAAACGTAGGGGCAGCAAATATTGCTAGTTTGATAGCAGCAGAATATAGGGTAGTAGCGATTGGTGATGGTAGGGATACAACTTCTGCCAGTCAAACCACCATGAATCACTTTATCACGAAAAAGATTGGTCAGACTCCGACGATTGTTGGTTCGACTTTGATATACAATGTTGATTTCGCAGGAAGCGATATACCTGCATCCGGTGTTTCGGAAATAGGCATATTCAAAACGGGAACAGGTGAGAGTAACGGAACAACACCACCTAACGGTATTTTATTGAGCCGAGTCACTTTCACAAGCACAGGAACTGTTGCGGCCAGCGACACTGTTTCCTTTACGATTAGAATAGAGGTGGATGGACAATGAGTACAAATCCCGGCTTAATTACGACAATGGCAGCAAATCCTTCTACGCTAAGTTCTGACCAATTAAAAGATGGAACGGACAATATACATTCAGGGATAATTAAGGCACTCCAAACTGCAACTGGTGAAAATAGAGCATTGAGTGGTTTTGGTTTAACTCAAGGAACCACTAGTAGCACAACACATTTTCAAGTTGCAAGTGGAACTATACTACGTTCAGGGAAACTCGTTAGTGTATCAGGGGCAACATTGACTACTACCACATCAGGGACAGATACGATAAGTCCTAACTCTGCTGATTGGTATGGTGTTATCGTAGCAAACTCCTCCAATGCCTTAGCATGGAGACATGGTGCTGTCACTGGAAAAACAACTACTAGTGTGGCAACTGTTGCTGAGTTGCAGTCAGGTGACATTCCAATAATAATCGTAAAGATAACAGCAGGTTCTAACAATGATGCAACTGATAGACCACATCAGTATGTGGGATACACTCAGACAAGCAGAGAGTTCTCAGCGATAAACAGTAGTGCAGAGACGCTTAGGATAAACGCCGATGGGACTGTTGTTAAAGCGGGAAACGCTGGTGCAATATCATTTCCTAGTGTTGGTAGTAGTGCTAGGACACTTGCAACCACAAATGATATCACTAGTCTAGATGCTAGTAACTTAGCAGATAATGCAGTAACTGAGGCTAAGATAACCAGCGGAGCAGTAACAGAAACGAAGTTAGGAACTAGTGCTGTTACAACCAATAAGATTGCAGATGATGCTGTTACATTTGGGAAGATGCAACACACAACAACGAACAACAGACTCTTGGGTGCGGCCACTGCTGGTGCGATTGGAGAGGTGCAGGTCGCTACTGATATGATAGCAGATGACGCAGTGACTTCGGCTAAGATTGCAGATACCACCATAGTCGAGGGAAACGTAGCGAACAATGCGATAACATACGCTAAGATGCAAAACGTATCTGCTACAAATAGAATACTCGGAAGAGACTCTTCGGGTGCTGGCAATATAGAGGAAATAACCCCTGCTAATCTACTTACAATGTTAGGGGTAGAAGCAAGTGCAGATGTCACTAACACTGCTAGAGTTAAGACAGCGTTGAATGCAGATATGAATGGTGACTTCACAATAGGAAATCAATCAGATGACACTGCTACATTCGCAGGACATCTTACTGTGGGAGGTAATCTAACAGTATCGGGAACGACAACAACGGTCAACTCAAACACAGTGAACATCGGAGATAGCATAATCACTCTAAACTCTGATGCAACAGGTAGCGCAAGTGAAGATGCAGGTATAGAAGTCGAAAGGGGAGATGATGCAAACAAGACACTGATTTGGGATGAAAGTGCAGGAAGGTGGACAGTTGGCTCTGAGACATTCGTTGCAGGAACCTTCATTGGTAACGTGACTGGAACAGTATCATCGGCTAACACATTGACCACTGGTAGAAACTTTGCATTATCAGGTGACGTAACTGCTAGTGCAGTATCCTTTGATGGTTCGGGAAATGTCACGTTATCCACAGCATTAGCAGGTAATACTGTAAATACAACGGAACTAGTGGATGATTCAGTTAGCACTGCTAAATTACAAGGCTCCTCTGTCACAAGTGCTAAGTTAGCCACTGATGCTGTAGCCACTATCAAGATAGTAGATGATGCAGTTACCACTGCGAAGATAGCAGACGATGCGATAACAACTGCACTAATAGCAGATGA